ACCATGAACGTTCGTAAATAATCCTATACAACCACATGTATAGGATTATTTCTCAATTGGTCTCTATTATTGTTCATGGTGCCCCCTTCTTTGCTCGCAAAATGGGGGTACCATATTCATAAGAACCGCCTACCGAAGGTGTGGCGGTTCTGAGGGAAGTTGTACAGGAACCTTCGGTTCCTGTAATTTACATAGGTTTGAACGGGATGCCGCCCACAATGCCGGCACCAATACCGTAGCCCGCGCCCGCACGCGCCGCCTGTCCAATCGACGGGGCAAACACGTCCAAGATGGCGAACGACGCCGCCGCGGAAAGAGCGATGAACGTGACCTCCTCCACATTCAACGTCTTTTTAGGGATAGTGAAGGCGACAATGGCAATCACGATACCCAACACAATGTATTTGATGAGGCGTTTGACAAATTCGTAGAAATCGAGCATTATTCTATAGTATACATAAATAAAAAAATCATTTAAATAGAATATAAAGTATATTCGTTATATATCTCATTGATTTTGCTAAAATGTCTGGTCGCAAAAACAACGTAGAGTATCCGACGCTTCCTAATGGCAAAAAGAATCCTAAATACGTGGATTTGTTGGACGAAGACCCCGCTATTGCTGGACAGAAGTTTGTGTGCCTATCTTTCATTTCTCCCGAGAGCGTTTTAAAGAAACGCGAGCTTTTCCTTTTCGAAAAATTCGTGCAGCAGTGGGACATGTCTAAATCCATGGGAAAATTCACCGATTTCCTGAATTTTTTGTCGTTCAAATACAACCTGAATGTGGAAAAGGTGATGGAGGATTTCAATGAATTCGTCAAGGAAGAAGAGCCTAAACTAAAGGCCTCGTCGACGGAGGTGGAGGATGACTATAAGACGTTTTTGGACAAGAATGAGGACCGTTTGAACACGGATTTCAACCGCGCTCACGAGTTTCAGACCAGCGTGCGAGGAGTCAAGGTTCGCGGGGTGTTTTCTACGCAAGAGGAGTCGGAGGTGCACTGCAAGAAGCTGCGCGACCGTGACCCGACCCACGACATTTATTTGGGACAAGTCGGGGTGTGGATGCCGTTTGAACCGAGTGCGTATAAAACGGGCAAGGTGGAGTTCATGGAGCCGGAGCTCAACCGCTTGCACCAAGAGAAGATTGCGAACGAGATGAAGGCGAAGGAGGCGTTTGATGAACGCGTGAAAGCCGCTAAACGCAAGGCAATTGAGGAGAACATTGAAAAGGCGCGCAAGAGTGGCAACAAGTTGACACAGACCATTGATGAGGAGGGTAATTTGGTCGGGGTGAATAACATGAACTTTGACGACCGTGAGGTGGCAGACGAGGCGGGACGTGAGGAACACGAGAAGCAGGTGATGGAGAATGCCAAGGCGAAGAAGGAGGACTAATACGGTAACGATACACTACCGAAAACATGGTCTTATAGTGTAATGGGTTGTACCACAGACTTTGAATCTGTTATTCCGGGTAGGACCTTCATGATACGGTTGTATAGGACCACCCGTATCATGGTAAAACTAGAATTACGCGATTTTTAATCTTGCGTTTTGCACCAATCTTCAAGACCTAAAATATTTTTACATACTACATCCACCGGTTTATTCGTATGATTATCGAGCAATATAAACCGATAATGTTGGGGATGGTCAACGGAGGAGGAGTGACAATCGTAATAATTCACCAAGGTATATTTTCCGAATCGTTGCGCAATATACTTGTCCCATGGTTTATCTATACCGTACCAGGTCTTCGTATGCATACTAGTATTGGATACAGACAAATCTTTATATTTTTGCACAATTGACCTCATAAATGCAGTCGATGATGCAAAAAATGTCGTCATATATTAATAACCAGTTACCATGACCATAGAAGATTTGAACCGTCGTCCGAAACTATATCGATTCCGTCGAACGGTCAAACGTGCAGTAAAATCGAAACGTCGTGCTCAAAAAACCGCACGTTCATTCAAACGTTCAAGTACCGTTCCCATGGATATTTCACCGATACCATCTCCGACTCCGAGTCAGGTTATGATGGAGATTGAAGAGTACAAACAAGCACCACTTGCATTGGATTTGAGCTTCAAAGGACTCACCATCAGTTTAGTTATTATGGGGCACGGAGCCGTGGATAATACGCGACCATTAGTGCCCTTTCGCCCCCCGAAACACCATCCTATGGGAAAAATTAATATATTGGGATTACGTTTTTCGGGTTTATTAAACTTGACTACCACTCAATATGATGAAGATATCGACCAGTATTTAGCTAAATACAAAAACTCTCAGCATGAGGAATTCATTTCGATACTCAACCGGACATTTGAAAAGGCACTTGAAGGAGGGGTTCATACCGAGAATGAAAATATTCGCAGAATAGTTATCGAGTTTTTTAAAAGAGTAGAGACGCTTCGGAAGCAATATCCTCAATTGGGTGATAATTTCTTTGGTACTAAAAATAATTATGGCAAACGGAATGCGCAAAAGTATTTTACCGGTATCACCGAAACCGAATATAAAGATAAGCATCGACATGGTGAATTGACGACAACGGGACCACTTGTCAAGATTTACAGCATATTGCGTGGAAAAGAGGAACTGTTGAAAGAAAACGTCACCATTAAAATGACGGAGACCTACAACAATATGTCCATGACCGAATTGATTGACATGGTCATTGACTACGTATTGAATAATCCTCAGATACTCACTGCTTACGAAAGACCTCTTTATGCGGACAAATTGCCCATCAATATAGAAGTTGTCGACCTAACGTGCAATCATACCGACGATTATCCTATAATCGGGTTCATCGAATAAAACCACTTCTACACCTTTGCCGATTTAAAACGCCCACTTTAGTGGGCGTTTCGAGTGGCAAAGGTAACGTTACCATGCGCATTTTCAATGCGCAAAGGTGTAACAGCTATTGCATAAATTCAAGGTCAATAGGTTCAGCGTGACGTCCCCGGAGATGGCGGTGACACTGATATAGCGAAAGGGCGTCGCGCCGTACAAATAAATATCGCCGATTTTACTCAAATCGGTGCTATTATAGGACGGAATGATAAATTTTTGAGAAACGTGGGCATCGGTATTGCCCACGGTATTGGTATAACTGTACAGCAGCGTTCCAAGTGGACCAAGAGTATTGGACCCGTAAATTTGAAATCCTTCGCCCAGTTGAATGCTACCGATTTGTAATGTGGGGTCGGGACATTTATAAGAACGCGCGCGTTGGAAATCACCCAGGTCGATTTGTGCATGATGTATAGGATTGATTTCGTGGTCATCGTTGGGTTGGTCAGAGATGAATCCAATACCGTTTTCATAGCTGGGGCTTTGTCCAGCTTTCACGTACAACGGTTGGGGGTTGTTGCTGTTGTCGAACCCATACACCACAAAATGACACTGGTTAGGAATACTATATACGAGTTTAACGTCTTGAATACCCCCGCTAATATCGGGGGTAATGAAGGTTTGGACATATTGTACGCAGCTGCAATCGCATGTACCTTGTGGACCTTGTGGTCCTGTATCGCCTTTTATACCCACTGGACCTTGTGGACCAATAGGTCCCGTATCGCCTTTTGTACCCGGAGGTCCTGCTGGACCCGGAGGTCCAGTGGGTCCACAAGGTCCAGTGGGTCCCGTGACTCCATTTTTTCCACAAGGACCCGGTTTTCCCTCGCACCCGTCTCTGCCGTTTTCTCCGCGACATCCACGCGGACCTTGCGGTCCGACCGGTCCGCAAGGTCCGCAAGGTCCGCAAGGTCCAGGTGGTCCTTCGCAACCGTCTTCACCGTCGCATCCATCCTCGCCGTCTTTGCCGTCTTTGCCGTCCTCACCGTCTTCTCCGTCGCGCCCGTCTTTGCCATTACGCCCATCGCGACCGTCTTCGCCGTCTTTGCCATGTTTACCATCTTCGCCATCTTTGCCGTCCTTGCCGTCACGCCCATCCCGACCATCTTCACCGTCCTTGCCATCCTTGCCATTGTACCCATCACGACCGTCTTTTCCGTCGCGCCCGTTTTTACCGTCTTTGCCGTTTTCCCCGTCTTTGCCGTCCTTGCCATCGTATCCGTTGCGTCCGTCCTTACCATCGCGACATTTTGTGTCGTGATGTTTTCTACGGCTGCATTTTTTATTGGATTTACATGGCTTGGTATGACAGGAGGATTCCCGCGTATGAACACATTCATCGTCGGAATAGCAACGCTCACTGAATGGCATATATAATCAAATTATATATATAAGAAAAATCATATTTTAGATTTTACAAAATTTAATGCATATTTGACTACATAATTGCAGTCAAATATTAATAAAATTACACGATTAAATAGTAGATGCACATGTTTAGTTGATTGTAATAAAAATGACATTGTCGTTTTTAATTTCTAGACGTTTCGATATTTCATCGCATATACGGTACTTGTCGCGTTTTTGGCATACTTGAAGACACTCCGATTCGTCGTCGGAACAAGGTTTGCACCGCTCATTGCATGCAACCTCTTTGCAACGACGGCACGAGCATCGGGGGCGCTTCTTATAGTAACACTGTTCGCAGGACGGTTTGCGAGAGTAATTACGCTCCGAACACCGAGGTTGGCATTTGTCTTGGTCTCTCGATGCGTCCGAATCGCATCCGTGGCGCGAAGAACACCGACAATACGAACACGTGGACATCAAGTATACGTTATACGGGCAAATTACATCTCACCTAAAACGTGATGATGTATGTATAGGATAAATCACAAATGTAACTAGAATAACTTATATGTAAATATCATATATCGCCGAAACCCGAGTCTCGAACATGCAAAATCAGCCACCCGCCCAAGAGGATACGGATGCAAATCATGACGATAGTAATACGAAACCCCGAAATGCCAATGGCAAAGTAATTGATTGCTGTCGGAACGATTATCAAGGGTTGAAATATCATATGATGGATGCATACCAAGAAGCTAACCGTGATATAGATGACACATGTGTGAATAACCCCCCTTTTGCGTTATTTTCACGCAAATATTGGTCAGATATTCGGCAATTAGACCATACCAAAAAACACGACTTTTGCTTCATAGGCTCCATGGATACGAAATTAGGATACCGTGGCAATTGGGTCGTTGAATTTGCGCAAAAATATTTTACCAAGGACTCGGTATTCATAAATACCTATAACCCGACGCACTGGACGTCTCTTGGTGATTTTGATTACACCATGTCGAATCTAGGGTTCAATCCTGCATCGCAAATAGACAATCAATCCAGACAAGTGCAGTATAGGATAGTACATGAAAATCTATTCTATTTCGAAACCATGTGCCAAAGCAAATACGTACTATGTCCAGGGGGCGATTCTCCGTGGTCATTTCGGTTTTATGAGACATTGATGTGTCAAGCCGTCCCCATCGTTGAAACATGGCACCATACTTATCGTACTCCGGAGGAATCTTTACTGCCGTATGAATATATCCTATACGATGACGAATCGAAAATCTCCGATACATCGTTGGATGTAACCTCCATGGTGACCAAGAATACTGAAATATTCGAAGCGAACCATGTATTACCGCGCTCCGAATGATGAATCTTCATGGTCAAAAAGTTTCACCATTTTGTTTTCTTCACGGTCACTTGACTGGTTTTGCGCTTGCCTTTGGTAGGGTCGTATTCTTCGTCGTCATCGTCGCCCATATCACGGGACAAATCCCAAAATTCTTTGGAACCTAGTTTGAAATCAGGTCGCGGTTGTGCCTTGTACCAGAAAATCTGTTCATTCAACTTGTTGGTCTTGGCATTGTTGTTGATGACCAAGCACTCGTAATCAGAGGTGGTTTGGTCCATGACGGAACAAAATGATTCTAGAGTGGGAAACATCGACGCATAATTCTCGAAAATCCGTTTTCTGTTGGTAAGATACGGCTCACGCAAGATAAAAACGTAGTCGATATTGGTGCGGAGATTCGGCGGTATTCCTAAAGGGTACTGCATAGTTATGATTAAAAGTACCTTCCAGTGACGTCCGTTCATGAATAAAAGTCGCATCAGTTTATCACGAGTCCATGATTGGTCATAAAGACAATCGTCGAGAATGACGAATGTGCGGGGGTCAATCGTGGTTTTACGGTACATTTCCATCTCTTTGTTGACCTGTTTTAGAACGGCTTTTTGACGACGCAGAATGTTTTCAATGAGAACTGTATTGTATTCTTCGTGGATGAAGAGTTTAGGCACATGACTGGCATAGAATCCGTTACCGGCTTCGGTCCCTGAAATCACGGTACCAATGGGTATATCTTGATGATGAAAGAGCAAATCACGCACCAAGTACGATTTACCCGTATCACGGCGTCCTATCATCACAATGACGGGACCTTTATTTTCATCTGGACGAAAGGTAATCCATCTCATGTCAAATTTTTTTAACTCGAGTGTCATATTCACATATACACTATAGGAATATAGACCTTTGATTTATAAGACGCAAAAGCTAGAAGCGTATAGAAGAGGGAAAATCTTTTCGAGAATGCATGGTATAAAAGCCATGACATTTACTAAAGAAGAGACAGCCCAAAATGAAATCCCAGATAAACATGAAAATAATTCAAAATCTGACATATTTCCATTGAATTACCATAAACCCAGAAACTACGAGATAACCATATTGAAAAATCAGCAGCTATATGTTCCGATTTACAAAGAATTGTTTCGACTGAGTGACCGCAATTACAACAGTATATCCCTAAATCATCGGTACCATATCAAAGATACAAATCATGTGGTTGATTCCGCAGGAGCTATGATGACTTATGGGGATACGGTGATAGAAAAAGACATCTTCATCATATTTTCACCCCTATTGGACCCAATTAAGTACATGGTGGGTAAATACGATTTGAATGACCCCAGAATAAAAGCCTTGCCTTCCTATACATCCACTATCAACGAATGCCACGAGAAACTATTGAACCAGCATAATGCTTCCTACGTGGATGGCTTTTTTTACTATTTGTCCAGTGTACTTAAAAATCACC